AAGAGCGTATACTCTAACTGGTGGAAGAAAGTTTTTTTCTATCGCTTCTCCATAGACTGGGTGATAATTTGTATGCTCAATATCAATTGGAAAGTAAATTACTTGTTGCCCAACAACTCGTTCAATAACTTCATCATTTATTTGCTTTACAAGGTTGCGTTCCTTCTCTCCGAGAAATAAAGGAGGAGGAGGAGCTGTTGGTTTTGACCATTTGTTATCATCTGACATATGATTATCCTACAAATATTCCAAGAGGTGAGTTCTTAACGATTGCATTTTGGTTGTCAATCATACCTTTATCTGTTTCTATCAACTTGTTGTATGTTGTTTCATCGAGGACTTTAGCCAACTCTTCCCTCAACGCTGCTTGTTCTTCTTTAGCTTGTCCCAATAATTCTGAAGCGTTTAGATTAACTGTTTCTCCGGGAATCGGAACAGTGTTACCAAACTTTCCTCTGATTTGTCCTAATACTTCTTTTGACAAGGCAAGAGAGAATCTCCTGATCCATTGTTTACCTATGGAGTTTATATTTTCATAAGGTATATTTTGAAATGGAAGAGTGTTCATGTTATTGACACCATTTTGTCCTGATTCTACGTCGTCTTCAAAAGGAGAGTTAGTCTCAACTGTGAACTTAAACCAAAACTGTGATGGCGAGACCGAAGTTGGTTTTGGGAACAACCTTAACTTATTGTCAACTATTTCATATGAATAATGAGAAGTTCTTGTGTAAAGATGATCCTCGTAAGCCATAGCTTGCATTTTATTATGATAAGATGGAATAACTTGAAATGAAGAATCATCAGCATATTGACCATAATTATGAAAATTACCAACAACATTAAGTCCTCCATAGTAACCATAGAATCTCCACATCTGTTGAGGAGAAACATAATACATTTTTCTTATCTTTATTCTCTTTGACCCAACAATGCTGGTAAATTCTGACTTTGCCTCAACAATTGATTGCAAATCATAATCCTGTTGTCCAGAGATTGTTGAAAGGGAAGCGCTATATATTGGCTCAGTTCCTCCAACGCCTGCTTCTGTTGCAAATTTATCTCCCATCTTGAAAGCGTAATCAAATGTAAATTTTGGATACTTCAATGAAGCGTCTTCAGCCCCAGATGAGATTTCTCCTCTGTGATTAAAAGAAGCCGTTGGTGATCCCAAAGCTGATCCAAGACTGTTTTTTGCCTGATGTCTGTTAACAATGTAAGAGTATTCCAAACAAGCTTCTTCGTAAGTTGCAAACACCGAGCCGCTTGTTAGTTCAATATCAAGAACATCCCCACCTAATCTTTTATATGTAAAAGCAACTTGTGCTACAGCTCCTGTGATAAATTCAGCAGAACCTGAATATGCTCCTATCGGACAAGCATCTGTTACTTCTGATAAAGCTGCTGTTGAGCCATTAAATAATACTGCTTGTGGCAATATGATTGCCGATGTTGTTGATGTTGGTGTTAAAGTGGGTAAAGACATACATGAAACCTCCGTTCCTTTTAAATAGTTTTAGACAAAAGAAAAGCCCCATGCAATTGGAGAGCGTGGGGCGTAAGGAGGACTAACACATGTGCATTAATTATTATACAATGTAACTAGTCTACTCTTTTGAAGATGTCGCTTTTTTCTTTGCCGCTTCGGCTTTCTTTTTAGCAGCGGCTTTTTTCTTAGCTTCATCGGCTTTGCGCTTTGCTTCGGCTTGCGCCTCTGCTTTGCGCTTGGCTTCAGCTTCTTTTTTTGGTTTTTCCATGGCTTCTACATCTAAGACTTTTTTATATCGTCTTCTATAGTGGCCGGGAGTTACCTCAACTTCGCTAACTAGTGGGCCTTTTTTAAAGATTTTACCTGATTTCATTTTGTTTCTCCATTTTATATTAAATAGTGTTAAATTATAGAAATCTCCCAACTGCTAGGGAGGGAGATTTATAGCAATACTGTATTAACTTCTAATTTTAGTTAGCAGTTGTTACAGCAATTGTTCCACCAGTTGTTCTAATACAACCTTTAACACACATAACATCTGTATTATTACCTGCATAAAAATACAAGTAAGAACCAGCAAGAATTGTGGTATCACCAGACGCAGTCAAAATGATATCTTGATGTTCATCTGTGGTGTCTGCTTGGCGAGTTAAAATTTGATTTCCATTACCAGTACAACAAATTTCAAAAGACTCTTTATCTAGTTCGTTATCAGCATGAAGACCAATTGTAACAGTATGACCATCTTCAAGCACATTGCCGCTAAATAACATTAGAGCCATGTGACCAGCCGTGGCCAAATCTGCTGCATCAGCATAGACGGTGTTAGCAGCAACATTACCAGTTAGTCGAACAACTTGTAAATTAGTACCAATTTTGTCAGCCGAGGTATCACTAAATACTTTATCAACACCAGCAGTAGCAGTAGTACCAAAGATAGAAGTTGCTTCCGCAGCAGATACAACTTCTGGTCTTTTAGCAACATGTTCTAAAGCTAAAGAGAGGCTAAACAAAGTAGCATTTGATGTTGAATTTTCACCTGTTTCATCATTAAGAGCATCAACAGCTTCAGCGCCTGCTCCAAAGTTGTTTACCCAAGGTTGACTTAGACCTAGATTAAGATATCCAAAATCACGATCATTTATACTGTCTTTTTTCAATAGTGCTTTCATTAAAGCTTCTATTCGGGCTAAGCCCATTCTTCGATTTCCCATAATATTTCTCCTTTTTTTATAATTATGGACCCGTTTTCTGGTCGGTTTCTACCAGCCCCATTCCGGTAGAGACAGTGAGCAGGGGCCTCGCCCAAAGGAGACCAGAATTCAAGTCGTAGTAAATAGTTTTCAAAAAAAGAAAAGCCCCAAGGAAAAATCCAAGGGGCTTTTGTGATAAAGAATTAACTAATCAAGAATTAACTTGTAGCTCCTTCTTCACCTGCAAGACCACGAACAATTACAAGACCGTACATATCAGGACGAACCATCTTCTTACCGTATCGAGTCATTACGCCTTTACGTGGCACAAAGTCCTCAACACCGAAGATTGTAGGTGTTGTTTGTAGTGGAACGTAAGGAGCATAAACGTATCCTGATTCTAAGAAAGAACCACCTTTACGTCCAACAAGAATAGCATTTCTTGGGAAGTAAGGATCAACGATTATATCAAACTTACGAGAAAGAGAACCAACCTTAACGGCACCAATGGTTCCTTTATCAGCATCAGCTGTAACGTTAGCACGGAATCCAGATGTAAACTCTAAAATATTAGCAACTTCAGGAGAACAAACAACATAGTTAGCTCCACCACGAAGTGTCTTAATATGGATTTGTGCAGAAACATCATTTATGGTTTCAATCAAAGTTTCATACCATTCTGAAACAGTTCCTGTAAAGTCAGGAGCAGCAGAAGAAGCACCAAGCTCAGCACCAGTCACACGATTAACGAAGAGACCAGGAGCACGAGACCAGTAATACTTAGCAGCAGTTGCGCCATTTACAAGATCAGCAAGAAGCTCACGGTCAATTTCTAAAGCAATTTGCTCAGAAAGAATTGATGTAAGTTCTACCTCGGCATCCAAGTTGTGATAAGCATTCAAATCTTGACCTAACTCAGGAGTCCACTTAGCCTTAAGCTTTTTGGTTTGAGCTGTGATCGCGATTGAATCAACTTTGATGTCGATTTCTGGCATGTCAGAAGCGCCTTCAAATGGGAAATTGAATTCATCAATAGCACCTAAAGTAGCATTAGCTGAAACAGTAAGTTGGTCACTAACTGGGAACACAAACTTATTAGCAGGAACAGCCGTAGTTGTTGCAGTAGATACTGTTACTGTTCCAGCAGTAAAGACAAGACGAACAGCTTTTAGGGTTGTGGCTGCATCAGCAGCTGAGGCCAAAGAGCTCAAACGTCTGATCTGCGTAGCAGCTGATCCGAGACCGTTAGCATACGCTTGAATAGCAGCTGCATCCATAACAAAAGCACTGAGATTATCAAAATCAGGACTCCCTTCAGCTACTTTAGCACTGATTTCTTCTTCTTCAATATCAATTACAACGATACCTTGAGTAGAATCCGTGATTGTAAGAAGGTCTGGATCATATTGAATCAACTTTGCGTTAGCTTCTGATACGGCACCATCGAGAACAAATGCAGCTTTAACTTGCATTCCACCAACACCATCAGTATATTCAGCATTATTGCTACCAGAAGGAGCGGCATAACCGTAACCAACCATTTGACGAGGACCAGAAAGGCTTTCTTTACTAGACCCAACAATATTGACACCACCGGTTATTTCTGAACCGACTCGATCTGTACCATAAATTGATCTTGATTTAGTGTTTCCAAATCTGTCAATAGCAGTACCGTCACCAGTAACTGAATCATCACCTTTTCTTGGTGAATAAACAAAGTCGAGGAAGAAGATAAGACCACTTGGAAGAGACATCGGTTGAACCGATACCAATTCATTTGCAATCAAACCTGCAAAAACGCGACGTACAATTGGAAATGCAACTGATGCAAAACCTTCAACTTGTCCGTTCGACATTGCGTTAGATTCGCGAAGTAATTCCTTCGCTTGATTTTCGAGAAGTCTCGCCATATTTTGACGTGATTGTTGAGTATCTAAACCCTCTAGAAGTCCAGTAGCTTCCCACTTAGTGAGTAGAGCTTCACCTTCTTTTTTCATATCACGATTGACGATACCTTCTGATAATTTTTGTATTATAGACATATCATTTTCTCCTTTATATTAAATTTAGTCTAAGCCTGCAAGTTTTTTCATTCGAGACGCAAAATCATGCGACTCTGTGATATTTTCTTGCTTGCGTCGTGGCAGATGTGCAGAAAGAACTTGCTTTCTCTGAACAGACTCACTAAGTGATTTTGGACCATTTTGTCTGGTACCCACTGTAGTTTCTTTAAGAGTTTTGTAAAGAGTTTTTGCTTCTTTCAAAGTCTCCGCCGATGCGATAGCTTCGACAATTTTTGACTTTTGTCGCTCATTCAAGGAGGTATCGCTTAAAACTTTATTGCTATACAATAGTCTAGCATTTTGTAAAACCATTTCTTCTAACTTACCTTTCATGTCATCAAGCACAGAATGCATTTTTGTTTGTCTGTCTTGGTACATAAGAACAGAGTTTTTTAATTCTCCGACTTCTTTTTCTAATTCATCAGCCTTTTCTTTATATTCTGATGATTGCTGAGAGGCTAACTCCATTTCAGCATCGTATTTTCTTGCTCCGTTGTCTGTTACAACATGTCCATGTTTAACTTCTCCAACATCAACAACAAGAGATTCGTCAAGGATCTCATCTTCTTCTTCCAAAAGAGAAAGAATTTCATCTAAAAGATCATCATCGTTTTCTTCTTGTATTCCCTCTTCTAAGAGACCTTCAAGCCCACCCATGGTATCACCACCGGTTTCTGCTTCGGGAGGCATAGGAGGAGCAGCAGGCTCTTCTATTGAGGCATCTTGAGCCATTTGTGCTTTGTCTTCTTTTGTTTTAGAAGCATTGAGAGTAACATTGAAATCTTCTGGGTTAAATTCATATTCCAAAACAACATCAATACCTTCTTCTTCATTTTCTTGAGGACCAGCAGCT